CTACTACAACAACAACAACTACTACAACTACTACAACAACAACTACTACAACTACTACTACTACAACAACAACTACTACTACTACATCATTTCTGGAATAATCAAGCAATTTGGAAAGATAGCAATACATAAAATAGGCTATCGTTCTGAGTATGCAATAATTGATTCTCTATTTACGATAAGAGAGTCTGATGCTAAAGGAGATAATAGATTTATCAGTTGGATTAAGGAATTTAATAAGAAAATAGAAGAAATAGCAAAAGTTTATAATTGTAAGACAATTAATTATCAAGATTTTATTGAAAGTATGAAATAATGAATGAACAATTAAAAGAAATTTTAAAAAATATATCCTCTTCGGGTAATGCAAGTGAAGATAAGACTATAATTAAGCATCTTCTAGGTAAGAATCTTAATCATATTCTTAATCTCTCTTCAGGTTCTCATAGGATTCATTCACATATCTTGAATAAATTCTCTTTGATTATTAATCAACCGCAAAGCCTATCAGACCTAAACCCATTTGAAATTCGTTGTTCTCTTTGCAAAGTAGTTGTCTCCTATCCATGTTGGTATTATGAGGTAAAGTATAATATAAATGTATTTCATTATTTTGTATGTTTTAACAGAAGTGAGAAGGTAAATTGTTCTTGTTTTAGGAAAGGATAATAAAAATCATGCCAACATTAATGATTAAAGAAATTGGAATCTATCAATTCCTCATTTGTAATATTAATAACAAATGGGAAGTAATAGCAAGGTGGACAATTAAGGAAATAGTAGAAGATTTTTAACTTAGTTAACTTAGGAGGATGAACAATGGCTTTCAATTCAACAATTAAAGACTCTAATTTAGGTTTTAATCTTAGACCTAACTATACTCATCAGCCGCTAACGTTCGACCACTATGATGCACATGTCCAGATTAAACCAAACGGCAAAGTAATTATCACAATGGCCGCTAAGGACGTAGCAGAAGAATTTGACGAAGTAGAAGTAAGTGCGTCGTTAATCTTTAAGATTGCACAGCAATTGAAGCTGACTAGGTCAGTTGAATTTGTTAAGAAAGATTAGTGAGTTGGACCTGCTCAATTTGCAAAGGAATAACAGTTAATGCTTGTCCTAATTGTCCAGCTTGTAAATCTCATGGAAAGATATCTCAACGACCAAACACACACTCAGACCTAGACTCCTATGATATTCTACTCGAAGAAATTAGAACAGATAAGATATATCATAAGCTTGATATTAACGTCGAACAATATAAAAGGATAATTAATTTTATGGAAACTTCACCTAATCGAATGACTCCCGAAGAACAATTATTTGCAGACCTATTTAATCATGAAGTATCTCTTGTAACTAATATGGATACTTTAACACTTAGAGCACACATTGAAGAACTTCAGAAGATTGCTAAAGAGGCTAAAGTAAGATTTTATGCTGCCGATTCTGAAGAAAAAAAGAGGAGAAAATCTTCAGATTCTTCTAAGCCTACGGGATTTAATCGTTCTGTTAATGAAGATAAAATTTCTACTGATGCAATAAATACAATAAAAGATAGACAGAAGAGATTAAATAAAAAAGAAAAAATAGAAGCAAGTCTTATAGCACTTGGAATTGACCCTAAAGCGGCAGCATCATTAATGTCTGCTGGAGTAATTAAAGCTAGATTAAGTGAACCTAAAGAAGATAAACAGTCAAATAATATCAAGACTGAGGAATTAACAATAATAAATAAATCAATTTTTAATCCTTTTGAAAAGAAAGAGTAAATAAATGTGCCTACCAAACTTTATAGAAACTAAAGATATTCCCATTTCTGAACCACTTATTGGTTATAGAACTTGGAGAAATCAAATTAAAGGTAATCCATTAATTCTAATATCAGAAAATCAAAATTATATCTGGAGTAAATTAGAAGGACCACATGAAGTAAAAGAAATAGACTCTGGAATTTACGCTTATAATAATAATTATTATAATTATAATAATTATAATAATTATTATAATTATTATAATTATAATAATAATAATTATAATTATAATAATTATTATTATAATTATAATAATAATTATAATAATTATTATATTTCTGGAATAATTCTTCAATACGGAAGAACAGCCATACATAGAGATGGACAAAGATCTGAATATGCTAGAATGAAAACATTATTTTTAATAAAAGAATCTGATACAGAAGGGAGTGAAGAGTCCATTATTTGGATAAAAGAATTTAATAAAAGAATAAATGATTTAGCATTAGTTTATGAGTGTGATACAATAACTTGGCAAGATTTTAAGGAGAGTACAAAATGAATAAATTAACAATTCAACTAGAAAACAAATCATCTCTTCAAGTTTCTCTTATAGAAGGTCAAATCATATCAATTCTTTTACACCTTAAAAAGACTGCTCGATTTCATAAAGAATTAAATGATATAACTACACAATTTATAAAGAATAATTTTGATGAAGAAATGAAATTGAAATTGTTTGAAGATAAAGAATCATTAGGCTCTTATATACTTGATAGAGATTAAAATTAATGGCCCTCTCTTCTATTATTCGTCAAGAATGTAAAACCTGCAAGAAGATAGCAGTTGAAGAGTCTCGTATTAAAATTGGAAAAACTTTAATCATTCGTTTAGCTTGTGGACATATCTTACACTCAGAAGGTATTTCATTCTCAAATGATTCTTCAGTAATCTTTTCTGATGGCTGTTCTCCTAGACCATATCAATTTGAAGCAGTCTCCTTTGCAGAAAAAGCTAATGTTCGTCTTATTATAGCAGACGAACAAGGCTTAGGAAAAACTATAGAAAGCTTAGTATTATTTAAACTCCATCCTAATGAATTACTTCCTGCCGTTCTCGTCGTTCCGACAACCGTAAAACGGCAATGGATGACAGAAATACATAGAATTTGTGGTTCTGGAAAAGAGTTTCTAACTCAGGTAATACAATCCTCAAAAGAACTAGCTTTACCAGGATTTAAATTTTATATTATCACATATGATATGCTTAAAAGTGATAATGTTTTCTCACTCCTTCCTGAAGGAACTATAAAAACAATTCTAATAGATGAATGCCAGAGAGTAAAGAATCATCTTTCTGACCGTGCTAAAGCTGTTCAAAAGATATCCAAAGATATTCCACATATCATAGCAATGAGTGGCACTCCTATTAAGAATCATGCTGGAGAATACTTCACAGTTCTTAATCTTGTGGCACCATTAAGATTTCCTCATTATCAAAGATTCATTGACAACTATTGTGATAGTTATGCTTCTGGCTGGGGAAGTAAAATTGGCGGATTAAGAGATGTTGAAAGATTTAAAGCAGATACAAAAGACATCATAATTAGAAGAACAAAAGAACAAGTTTTAAAAGACCTTCCTTCAATTGAGAGAAAATTCTATCACGTCGAGCTTGATAGAAAGTTAAACAAAGTTTATGCAAGTGCGTTAGATGAGCTAGAAGAATTATTTTATTCAGAAGATGGAAACTCCTTTGCTGCTGGTAGTGCTAAAATTGCTATAATTTCTAAGCTTAGACATATTACAGGAATTTCTAAAGTTACAGAATGTGTTGATTTCGTAACTGAATTTCTCTTATCATGTGAACGTAAAATAGTAATCTTTACACATCATCAAGATGTAATGGGAATGCTAGAAGCTAATCTTAATGAATGGTGTTCTGAAGGAAATTTTGATAAACCTCTAGTATTACATGCCGGATTAGACGGAAATAAGAGAAATGATTTAGTAGAGAAGTTTAAGAATTCTTCAGCTAGAATTATGATAGCTAGCACACTAGCGGCTGGAGAAGGTCTTAATCTTCAATTCTGTTCAGATGCGATTATACTTGAACGGCAGTGGAATCCTGCCAATGAAAATCAAGCAGAAAGTCGTTTTCATAGATTTGGACAAGAAAATAATGTATCAATTACATATATGCTAGCTACTGGAACCGTAGATGAGTTATTCACTGAAATAGTAGAAAGAAAAAGAGCAATTGTATCAGCCGCAATGGATGGTAAAGAGATTGTTTGGGACCAGCAAAGTTTAATGAAAGAATTAACAGAGGCTCTCGTAATGAGAGGAAAAAAGGCTTGGTCATTATGATTATAATCTTTTATAAAGATTAAAGAAGATAAAATTAAAATACTTAAAGATTATCATATAAAAAATACAAAATTAACAAATTAAAAATAACTTAAGGAGAAATATTATGAATGAAATAACCAATGAAGATGAATGTATTGGAATATTAAGAACTCTTCTTAAAGATAATACTTGTTCAGAATATACCAAACATATTTGTGAAATGTGCATAAAAGATACTAGATACTTAATTGGATGTTTAGTAGTAATTGAGAAACTTTTGGCTTTTCATCCTACTATGATGGAGTCTATGATAAATCAAATTATTCTGGATAGAATAGCAAACTTAATAAATAAAAATGAATGAAACGTCAACGTTCAGATTTATTACGACTAATGGAAGTAATTCAAGGATATGAGAATTTAATTGAAGAATATTCTAAAATAGAACTTTATTATGAAGGAATGAATTATAAAAAAGCAATAGAAAAGTATAAAATATATCTAATGGAATTAGCATTAAATGAATCAAATAATTCAGTAACATTAGCAGCTAGAAAACTAAACATTACTCATGGAGCAATAATAGAATATTTAAAATCAAAAGGAAGATATGTTAGAAAATCTAATAAACCTAGAGGTAGAATAAAAAAATGACAAACTTACAAACAATTCAAGGTCTTAATGTTTATTGTGGTCCGGCAGTATTAAGTGCTCTTACAGGTAAATCAACAGATGAATGTGCTAGTGTAATTAGTGCTATTTCAGGTAAAAGAGAAATAAAAGCTGTTCAAATGGATCATCTTATCTTAGCACTTAAAAAACTAAGATTCGACTGTACTCCAATTAGTAAGACATCATTTTCTCTTTTTGGCGTTCTCAATTCATTATCACACAATGATGGATTCTATATTATTACAGTTCCTAAACATGTAGTAGCAATTGAAGTAATTAATAGAAAAATCTTTCTTATTGATAATCACTCAAAACAGCCGATCCTGGCTGAGTCATCTGCAAGGCTAGGACAGAAAGTAGATTTGATTTATAAGATAGTTAAACTTACAGAGCCTAAGTTTATTTCTTCAAGAATAGTTCTAGAGAAACATTCTGGATTAATTTATATTAATAGAAAGAACACTTATGAAAATGAAGAGGATAATACCCAAACTTATATTGGAAGATTAAGCTATGATAGATTTGAAGAATTAGAAGAGATTATTAATGAGTTAGCAAAAGTAGGTCAAGTTTAATGAAAAAAAGATATCTTAGATTAGACATTGAATATGATTTTGACAGTGCATCAATGATATATATGACAAAAGACAATATTAAACGAATTTTAGATGAGGATATGCCATACTGTAAGATTATCTTTAGTAGAGATACAAGTAAAAGAGATGATTTAGATGAGAGTAGAGTTAAATTATGACCTTTCACTATGAAGAAACTCTCTGTCCTTTTTGTAATGGTCTTATGATAAGTAAAAAATCATCTTATGGAATATTTTGGGGATGTAAAAATTTTCCTAATTGTAAAGGAACTAGAGATTCCCTCGGTAGAAGTAAAGAGAATATAGCTAAAGAAAAAGGTGAAGATACTATGTATGAAGATAAAGATGGTATGATAAATATAGTTGAAGATGAACCTAAAGTAATTTTTAATAAGAGGAAATAGAATATAATGAACTATCCATATACTCTCAGAGAAGTAAAACTAGTAATAGATAAGCATCAAATGGATAGATATCATAAAGAATTAATAAAATGGTTAGTAAGTAGAATAGAAGAATTAGAAAAAGAAATAAAACTTTCTTTAGGAGAATAATTTTAATGGACATCCTTAACTCACCAAAGGTGAACATAGTCTTAGACGCTTCTAAAATAGATTCTTTTGAAACCTGTCCATGCAAATATAACTATAGACATAACCTAAACAAAACTCTTCCAATTATAAATAAAAGCAAAGCTTTAGACTCTGGCTCACTAGCTCATGGGGGCTTAGAAGTTTATTTTAAAAGTCTTAAGGAAGGAGTTCATTATGATGAACGAATGATTAAAACTCTAACTAAAATTCAGGAACTCTCCTCCGACATTACAACTTCTAATTCTGAACCTGAAGATGTTTCAATAGTTTGTAAAGCAATTGAAGAATCTTGTGATTATTGGAGAGCAGAAGATGAAAATTCTTTAGAAGTTCTTAATGTAGAAGAACCGTTCGCATATGAGTTATTCTCAGATGAGAGTATTAGAATCATAATCAGTGGTAAGATAGATTTACTTGTAAACTTCAAATCAATTGGTCGAGGTTCTTCTTACGAAAACTTACCAATAGATCACAAAACATTTAGCCGAGAATCTATGTTACTAAGAAAATCTAATCAATTTATTAACTATTGTAATGCGGTTGGTTCTAATTATCTTATTGTTAATCGAATTGGATTACAAAAAACTCTTAAATCAGAAGATAAATTTAAGAGACTTCCTCTTTCATATGATCCTATTTATATTCAATCTTGGAAAGATAATCTCATAAAAATGATTTTAAACAACTATTTAACTTGTGTAGCTGAAAACTCATGGCCAGAAATTTCTTCATCTTGCAATAAATTTAATAGACTTTGTGAGTATTATAATGTGTGTGATAGTTCTGGAGGAGTTCAAGATAAGTTAGATAAATTAGAGAGAGATTATATAGATGGAGAAGTTTGGGATGTTACAAAAGGATTAGGAAATGACTAGAAAAACATATATAGGTGATGGAGTTTATTGCGAATTTGATGGATATGCTTTTATATTAACTACAGAGAATGGTATTGACATTACAAATGTAATTGTTCTCGAACCAAATGTCTTTATAAATTTAAAAAAATTTATTGATCTTACATCAAGACAAGATGATAATGAAAATATTGAAACTTAGCCTTTTCATAGCCGTTCTGAAGTCTCGTAGTCATATCCATGAAAGTAATGGAAAAGATGAAGACAATCTCATGAACAGTAGTGCAATGAGAAGGCTAATAGACTCTGCCGCTCAATGGGTATTCGTAGTCAAAATGAACTACAGACCTTAGCGGCAGGGTCGTCTTTTTTGAGAAAGTTTAGAATGATTAAGACCAATGTTAGATAAAATCAAACACACTCATAAACTAAAACGCCTTAAATATAAATCAGGAGTATCTGTATTCTTCTGTGTTCTTGATTGTAATTTTAAGATTTCTGTTCCTCTTGCTCTGGGTAAGAAAACTATCTGCTGGAGATGTGGTGAAGAATTTTTAATGAATGAGTATAGTATTCGTCTTGTAAGACCACATTGTAGTTCTTGTCATAAGAGTAAAAATGATAAAGATATTAAATTATGGGAAAAAGAAGCTTCAGGTGAACCTATTAAAGAAGATATTAAAGATTTAGTTAAAACTATGTCACTAAGCGAACGTCTAAGTCAAACAATTAATCAATCGAAAGAAGAGGAAGAAGAGTTATGAAAAAGAAAGAACTAATCTCTAAATTAGAAGAAGTTTCAGGAGAATTAGACAATTTTCCAACAGACTCAACAATAGCATCAGCAATAAGAGATTTAAGAGAAATTCAAGGTAGATTAGATGAAATTATTAATGAGTTAGAAGATGAAGATATTGAATTAGAGAAAGAAGAAAAAAATGAAAGCTAGTCAATTAGTCGTAGGCAAAAATAACTCTTTTCTTTTTAAAGGTTCTCCTGGATTTGGTAAAACACTAGCCGCTGCTAGCTTCGCAATTGACGGACCAGTATATCTATCTTATTGGGATAAATCTTCTCCAGTAGAATTAGTAACATTTTTTACAGAAAAGAGATTTGGAAAGCTAGGTCCGCATATATTAAACAATATTGAGTATGAAATATATGGTTCTTCTAATGCTCACGAATATCTAAATAAAATGATTAGATTTAGAGATGACTGCCGCTACACCGCAATTATTAATGATTCTCTTACTAGAATGACTTCTTGTGCAGTTAATTGGAGTCTTAATTTTGGTAAAGATTCTAAAGAGAGAAAGAGGATTAAAGATGTTTTACCCGACTGGGATGAATACAAAGTAGAAACTTCTCTCGTTTCTCAATGTATTGATATTGGAATTACTCTTCCTTGCCATGTAATTTGGACTGCTCATCCTTTACCAACTACTAAGATAGAAGGAAGTGGAACTTCTATTAAAGTAACTAAAGCTAATTCTATTGTTTCTTATGGTTCTAAAGTAGCCGGAATGGTTCCCGGAAGTTTCACTGAAATCTATCATTTTTCTCAATCAGCAGATTTTACTAGTGGCTCTTCAAGAAAGCGTTATATAGTAAATACTGAAGCAATTGGAGATGAATATGCAAAATCTCCTCTTCTAGCTGATACTGTTAAAGAATTCGATATTACAGATAAGCTATTCTATTCTGTTTGGAAAGACTTAATCACCAAATCAAAGGAGACCAATAAACTCACAGAAGAAAATATCGAACAAATCATTCCTGATAATAAACTAGCTAACCCATTTAATCAAGAAAAGAAGTGGTAAGTTAAAATTCATTAACTAACCAAAAAGAAAAAGAGAAAAACAAAATGAGAGTAGTTCTTACACCAGATGATCTCAAATCAGGCGAACTAGCAGAACCAGGATGGCAACCAGTAGAAGTAGTTTCTTACGATGAAAAGGAAGCTGGAGAGAAAGCTAAGAATGTAGGTTCTACTAATTGTATTTGGACATTTAAGATTATTGATGGCCCATCAAAAGGAATTGAAGCAACTAAGCTAATTAATGAAGGTCCAAAGTCTATGGGCCATGTTAGTAATCGTAGTCTTTGGGGAACATTTGGATTTCCAAAGAATGCTGATGGAGGATATACTCTTAGTAGTGATTTGTTTGAGAAGACTGTAGGATTTAAGATGATGGCTTACTTTAAGAGAGGTAAGACTAATCAAAATAATGATTTTAATGACGTAGTTGATTTTAAGCCTATGAGTTAAAGTAATGCAAGGAGATTATTCATTAGTAGCTATTATATTTATAGGAGCAGTATATTACTTAGCAAAGTATTATCTGAGCTGTAAATATAATAAACCTTTTAAAGATGATTAGGTAGCTTGACCGTTGGGATGCTAGCGAATAAGTTATGAATCCGTCCGACACGAATGTAATAATAGTGACGGTAGACAAATAAGCTAGCAGAAAATAAAAACTGACAACATTCATCCCAACATTTTTTTGAGGTAAACTTCATCTTGAAACCTTCCATTAAACCTTCCTGGCTAGAAAAAGCAGAAGATACTCTTCGCTTTCATAGGCAACAGCTTCAATCACATAAACGCTGGAAAGAATCAGATACAGCGAGTGCGTTAAATCGAGCTAGCGGCTCGGTGAGTGAAGATTTAAAGATTGCACGATGGTTAAAAACTCATAGGGAAGTTATCGAAGGATTTAAGTTTGCTAAAGAAGCTTTGAAGTGGATTAAGGAAGAGGAAAGAAAAAGAGAATTAGAATGACTTGTTCTAAAAGAAATTTATGGCTTGGTCTAAATTAGAATTAAGAATTAAAGCAAGAAAACTTCAATCTATTAAAGATAAAGTTATATTTATAGTTGGTAAAGAATTAGAAAGTGAACAAGATTATAAAACCATAAATAGACTATTAGACAATAGTATAATAGATTCAAAAATAGGATGCTGGTTATGGAATAGAAGATGTAATCCAGATGGTTATGGGCAAACTGAATATAAAGATGCTATAGGAAATTGGAAGCAAATAAGTGTTCATAGATTATCTGCTAATATATTTTTAGGCATGCCAATAAAATCTGAGCTACATGTTTTACATAAAATTATCTGTCCTAATAGAAGATATTGGAATCCTCAACA